GCTGGGAAGAACCGACAATGGGAGTGAGTTTCCGCTTAACTACGAGCGAAAGAACTTAAAATCAGTTCTATTAACAAATTTAATGAATGATTTAAGGTTCACTGTAGTAATCGCCTTTTTTCGTTTTGCATCCTTATCTGAGGCTCTAGTTATAAGTTCTAGAAATTCAAAATATCGATCAGCAATAGGCCCATCATGGAAGATTTCTTCCATGGTAGGAATATCCTTAGAGATAATTTGATCTCGATAAGAATAAAGACGAGTAATCACTGTCCGATACAAAATATAAAAGATATAAAACACAGGATCATCCAAATGGTGATTCATGTTTCATACTGATAAATTTGCTTGGTAATGATCATTATTGAACTGAGGGAATAGATAGAAAGTCAAAGATTTTGAAAAATCTTCAGCTGTCTTCTCTATATTCTGATGTTTTAATAATGTTACTCGCTTTGATGCAAGAAGACGAAACATGTCAGAAGATTTTGAGAATCCCTCTTCATGGATGAAAGGTAAACCTTTCATACATTGAAGGAGAGGCTCAACAAAGAGGTTTGCTGGGTGTTTCTTTATATTTTTAATACTAAGCTCACCCATAGAACTCCTTAGTTTCTCAAAAATTGTGAATGTATTGGGCCCTGAATTAGAAGAAAAGATCTTCAAGAGAGAGAAATATAATATATTCCGCTTCTTTGGATCCTTAACTAATAATCATTTATTAATCCATTTCATCTCCATGGCAAAAGGAATTTTGTCATGTAGAGAATGAATTAATGAGGCTATCCCTAAAATGGAAGTCTGTTGTAAAGCAGCTTTCCATGGTAAGGTAGATACATTCTCACCTTTGAAAAAGGTCTTCTTAGCAAATTCCACAACATCTCCTGTAGGAGAGACAACGGATTTCTTTAAATTTATAGCGACTCCGATACCACTCATAATAGAGAGGTATTCAGAAGCTACAAACTCATCGAAAATCACAATGTCATCTCCAAGTACTTCATAGTTTGTAAATCAGGTTTGCCTTATAGGGTAAACTCGTTTTGCAGCTAATTGTACTAGGAAATGGTGTGTAATAGCTAACATGGCTCATGAGCTAAGCGCCCCCATGGGTTGACCCACAGTATACTTTACTGTATGGTTTCCATAGGGTTTAGACTTAAGCTCATATTCTCTACCTACTAATAGATTACCTCAATGCTCTCCAAATCCTTCTGAAATAGAAATATTTAAGAAAAGATTTTGTAGCAATATCGGTAACCTATCCGTAGCTGCAGACAAATCATATCCAAAAGAAGATCGAGAGATCTTAGATTTCTCGACTCCACGGTGCACAGATGACCATTGGTCAAAAGTTCCATCATTTGGAAGTGATTTTAAAAACTCGAACATTGCAAGATGGAGAGGTCTGAGCACATTTTGTCCAGATATCAACCATAGCAAAAACTCGAACTTTACCTGCAGGCTCGTCCTTTGTACATAGATGTCCGACTACCTTAGTGGATTCCATCCCTGGAATCGACGAGAAAAGGTCGAACATATTGTTCATATTCGGTCCAAAAGTAACTGCCCTAATGACATCAAAAGATGCCTTTAAGGGTGAGTTACTGATGGCTACACTTTTTCGAACCATCTCACACCATGATGTCCTTTCGACACCAGGGTTAGAGGAAGATTCAAAAAAAGTGAAATCATCTGCTGGTTTAAGATATTTCTTTAGATCAAAATATTTTTTGATTAAAGGGGTTAACTCTAACATAACTTGTTGGAGATAATCAATATCACCAGTAAAAGGATCTGTAATCGTAGACAATTTTAGAAGTTTAGGGCAATCCAGAATTCTATAAAAACTAAAAAGAGTTAAATAGAATCGGATAATGCTGGTATTATTACTCCGTATTAAAGCCCGGTCACTTAAATTAATAAATTTAGGTAAACCGTTAGCTAAACGGGGATATACCCCAGGTCCCGCAATCTCTTTAAGAGAGACGACAGGAGCTCCCGCAATAAACTTCTGCAAAGCCAAATGACAGGCTTTCAAATAATTTACCACATGTGCTGAACCGTGACATTGTTTCACTTTTCAGACATGTTCAATAAAAGATTTGAAGATCGTCAGACGAGCAGGAGAAACTTTGGATCTAAAACAACAACTAATTAACTTAGTTGATATTTTAGATACCTTAGACAACAAACCACGTGATGTGGAGAAACTGTCTAGGTTAACCATCGTAGAATCTGATCCAGGTGCAGCTGCTACATAACTAAATTTATCAAATTTGATATTTTTCATAATTTTAAATTTTTTATATGGAGCAGCCCAGAAGCAACTCTCCACTTAAAGGGGCTATGTCAAGTATTTCACTTGAGATGGCACTCCCTAATGAGGTCATAACAACTTAAAGTTATTATTATCTCACGTGGATTTTTGGTTCCGGCAGCAGGGAGATTTACCTTTTACCGGTAAGCTCTCATGCTTGTTCTTTGATCACACTTTACGATCTGCGTTACACCTTCTCAGGGTCGCCAGGTCACAAAGGTACCACCTTTTCGAAAGACTTTAGAAGGAATAATACCTTCTTTAGCCAATCGATAAGACTGGTCTTCCTCCCGTAAGTACGGATCACTTGAACTTTCAATTCAAGTCCATATTTACATGGAAGAGACTCAATCCTATGGATTGAGATCTACAGCGGTCAGTGATGACCGTTTGAGAATCCAAAGTTTCCAACCTTGGATCTCAACAGCTGTAAAGCTG